AGATATTATTCGGGGGGAAGAGAAGTTAGACGAGAAGCTACTGTCTAAAAGTCCCGGTGCCATTGCACATGTGCAACGTCTATTATCAGAATATGAAGAGCAGGTTGTGGTCGAGGCAGCACGCCTACGCAATTACGTAACCAACAAATTAATCCTAGAGAGCGACGATAACGATGCCCGTATAAGGATCCGCGCCCTAGAGCTGTTAGGTAAGATTAGCGATGTTGGACTCTTTACTGAGAAGAGTGAGATTACTTACAAGACTAAGAGTGATGAAGAGTTGGATGAAGAGCTTGAAAAGCGTATTCAGTCCATCCTTAGTAAGAACACGATTGATATAACCCCGGAGGAAGTGTTTGGATCAGCAAGAGAACGAAGCCCCTTCACCAAGCAAAACAGTCAATCTCAAGCAGCTCAGTAGAGCGGAGAAGGAGAGGCTTCTTGAAAGGCTTTTGGAAAAAGACCGACGGGATGAAGTCAAAGCCTGCAAGACCGATTTTCTTGAATATGCCAAGTACATGTGGCCTGAGTTTATTGGTGGCGATCATCATAGGATTATGGCTGATGCTTTTAACCGTGTTGCTAATGGTTCTTGTAAGCGCTTGATTATTAACATGCCTCCTCGTCACACTAAGACGGAGTTTGCCTCCTATCTTTTCCCGTCCTGGTTTTTAGGTAAACTACCCCACAAGAAGGTAATCCAGACCAGCCATACGGCAGAGCTTGCCACTGGGTTTGGTAGAAAGGTAAGAAACCTTGTCGATTCTGAGCAATACAAAACGATCTTCCAAAACGTTGAACTGCAAGCAGATAACAAAGCTGCTGGTCGCTGGAATACTAATTACGGCGGCGAATACTTTGCTATCGGTGTTGGTGGTGCTGTTACTGGTAAAGGTGCAGACTTACTTATCATAGACGACCCGCACTCGGAGCAAGAGGCAGTCCAAGCAGAAACAAACCCAGAGATATACGACAAGACGTACGAGTGGTATACCTCAGGTCCACGGCAGCGTCTGCAGCCTGGGGGCTCTATTGTCATAGTGATGACCCGTTGGAGTAAGCGGGACTTGGCTGCACAGGTAATAAAAAGCAGTATCCAGAGAAATGGAGAAACGTGGGAGCAGATTAGCTTCCCAGCCATAATGCCGTCTGGGGAACCGCTTTGGCCTGAGTTCTGGCCCCTAGAGGAGTTGGCAGTATTAAAAGAACAGTTGCCCGTGCACAAGTGGCAGGCGCAGTATCAGCAGGAGCCAACCTCGGCAGAAGGAGCACTGATCAAACGAGAGTGGTGGAAGGTATGGACAAAAGATAATCCACCCGCATGTGAATTTATTATTCAGTCTTGGGATACAGCGTTTACAAAGAACACACGCTCGGACTATTCAGCGTGTACAACATGGGGAGTGTTTTACAAAGAAGATGACGACACAGGATATAGGCAACCAAACGTCATACTCCTCAACGCTTATAAGGAGCGTCTGGAGTTTCCGGAACTCAAAGAGAAGGCTGTCGAGGAGTATAAGGACTGGAACCCGGACGCCTGCATTATTGAAGCTAAAGCCGCTGGGGCGCCCCTCGTTTTTGAGATGCGGGCTATGGGTATCCCTGTCACGGAATACACTCCCTCCCGTGGAAACGACAAGATTGCGAGAGTTAACGCGGTATCGGATCTATTTGCGTCGGGCATTATCTGGGCGCCCGAGACTAGGTGGGCTGAGGAAGTCATTGAAGAGTTTGCTGCGTTCCCAGCGGGCGAGCATGACGACTTGGTAGACTCAAGCACACAGGCATTGTTGCGGTTTAGACAGGGTGGCTTCATCCGTATTGACAGTGACGAAGAAGATAAACCGTTTGAAGTTAGAACAAGGGCTTACTATTAATGGGCAGATGGGTTCAAATAACGGGAGTATTAAAAAAAGATGCGTTTGATCAAAGAACGCTCGCTAAAAGATTGTGGGATTACGCATGTTGGATATGGTTTAGTGCTGTACGGGCAGTAAAAAATCCGAGAAAATGGTACAAGCGCCGACAAAGGGTGCGACAGATTAACAAATACCTGCTTAATGAAGCAAAGGAACTAAAAAATGGCAATAGATAAAGCGCTTTACCAAGCTCCAATGGGGTTTGTAGACGAACAAGCACCTCCAATAACTATTGAAATTGAAGATCCAAAGGAAGTAACCATTGGACTTGATGGTTTAGAGGTACAAATTGGCGAGCCAGAAGAGGAAAAAGAAGGTTTAGAGAACTTTTACTCCAATCTTGCAGAGTTTATGACTGAAGGGGAGCTCCAAGACGTCTCTGGAGACCTGGTTGATAGCTTTGAAAGCGACAAACGCTCTAGAAAAGACTGGGAACAGACCTATAAAACAGGTTTAGACCTCTTGGGACTCAAGATTGAGAACCGTACAGAGCCTTGGCCTGGGGCTTGCGGGGTATTTCACCCTATTTTGACCGAGGCAACCGTGCGTTTTCAGTCAGAAGCCATCATGGAGACTTTCCCACCTAGCGGTCCAGTCAAAACTAAGATCATAGGTAAGGAAGATAAGTTTGCAGATAAGGCTGCAGACCGTGTCAAGGACTATATGAACTTTGTCCTGACCGAAAAGATGTTTAACTACCGCACTGAACATGAACGGATGCTGTGGTCACTACCTTTAACGGGTTCAGCGTTTAAAAAGATCTACTACGACGAGTTTTTAAAGCGCCCTGAAGCGATGTTTGTAGCGGCAGATGACTTTGTTGCCCCATACGGAGCCTCAGACTTAGAGTCATGTGAGCGGTTTACGCATGTGATGCGTAAGACCAAGAACGAGATTCGCAAATTGATGGTTGCTGGGTTCTATCGAGACATTGACCTAGAAGATCCACCTGAGTTAACTATCGACGACGTCAAGAAGAACGAGGCAGAAGCTCAAGGAATTGACATTGTCAAAGACGACCGCTATCTCTTGCTGGAGATGAACGTCAACCTCGACATTGAGACCGACCCCTACCGTGCAGAGGGTGAGATTGAGATTCCGTATGTAGTAACTATTGAGAAGTACACCGGCAAGATCCTGTCTATTTATCGCAACTGGGATGAAGAGGACGAGACCTACACACGTCGTATGCACTACGTCAAGTACGACTATGTGCCTGGGTTTGGGTTCTATTCTTACGGACTGATCCACTTAATTGGTGGGCATGCGAAGAGCGCAACATCGCTCCTGCGTCAGTTAATTGATGCGGGTACATTGGCTAACTTGCCCGGCGGTTTAAAGACCCGGGGTATGAGAATTAAGGGAGACGAGACTCCGATCATGCCGGGTGAGTTTAGAGATGTGGACCTGCCAAGCGGTAAGATCCAAGAGAACATTGCGTTCTTGCCCTATAAAGAACCTAGCCAGACCCTCTTAGCTCTGTTTGATAAGATTGTTGAACAAGGTCGTAGCATGGCGGCGGTTGCAGATTTGAAGATTGCCGACGTTGACCAGAACACCCCAGTAGGTACAACTCTTGCCGTATTAGAGCGGATGCTCAAGATCATGTCTGCCGTACAGGCTCGCATGCACGCTACGCTCAAGAAAGAGTTCAAGCTGTTAAAAGAGATCATATCGGAGACACCGCCCGCACAGTACGAGTACAACGTGGACCCCAGTCGGATGGTGAAGATGGAAGACTTCGAGCGGGTAGATATTATTCCTGTGTCTGATCCGAACGCCTCTACGTTCTCGCAAAGACTGTTGCAGTATCAAGCTGTGATGCAGTTGTCCCAACAGCGTCCTGACATCTATGACATTCCGTTCTTGCACCGCAGCATGGTGAGAATGATCGGGTTAGAGAATGCGGACAAGATCGTGCCAGATAAGGACAATGTCCCGTATCGTGATCCTGTGTCTGAGAATGCGCTAGTTCTACAGGGCAAACCTGTCAAAGCGTTCATTGAGCAAGACCATGAGGCACATATCAAGGTACATACATCTGCAGTCCAAGATCCGAAGATCCGTCAGTTAGTGGGTCAGTCGCCACAAGCGAACGCCATCATGGCTGCTATGCAGGCGCATATTGCGGAGCACTTAGGCTTTGAGTATCGCAACCAGATTGAGATGGCTATGGGTATTTCTATACCGCC